GCAATTTATTACGAAGAGATAGACACTACGCTCTCTCCGAGAAACCAGGAAGCTGTTGTTCTTCCACTTGCAGCACATGAATGTAGTCTCCTTTGTTAATAACTACACTCGGGGTGATGAGGTTGCAATCCTCTGCGATCACACAAGTGGGGGAAGGCACATGGAAAAATGACATGAGAGAAACTTAAACGAGAAAACTAGAAAGGTTATTAATAGTCGAAAGCTCGGCCAAGCTTCGTTTTTGGATTTTCTTTTTATGAATGTTTTTGTGACTTTATGTTTCGGATTATTATGAGGTTAACATAGGCAAGGAAACATAATCTCACGAGAATATCATGCAAAAGATTATCCAAATGAAAGGCATTAAGGCAGGTGGATTCAGTCCCTTTCGGGCTGCTTGAAGAGTCCAGCACAGTAGTGTACGGATGACTCGTCTCGCAGCTCCGTCAGGGCGTCTTCGGAGAGGAATTCGAGTAGTACTCCCTCCTCCACAGCGCGGCGCTTGATTGCATCCATAGTTTGTTCGTAGAGATCGATCGGATGGAACGAGAGCTCTCTCTGGACCGAATGCACAAGAGCCGTCAGGGCTGTGTGGGAGTCGGGAGTCTTCCTCTGCCATTGTATCATGTTGATTATCGTGGTGTAGTCGAGTGGAGCTGAGTAGACTTGACGGATAGGTGAAGGAACGAAGCGACGTTTCAGAAACGTGACATCTTCGTGAGCGGTGTAAGCTTCTCGGAAGCAACCGTCCTTCTCCATTCCCGTGTAAGTGATGTCGTACTCAGCAAGCTTCTTGGAAAGCGTCATCGAATCGATCAGACCAGTCATTGTCGCATCGAGACTTAGGCAGTTATCATCTCCGTAGATGGTGAGGGTGAATGGCACTTCGGGACATATTTCGCGAAGAGCAGATCGCATGATTAGAGAATTAGCGAGACAGTTGATAGTGGTAGTGAGGGCGTTTCCAGAAGGATTGCCCCAATCGAGATCGTATGTTATCGTCCCACACAGATGGCGTCTGTGCGTGATGACCGATCGCAGCTTGTTCATCCACAGTTCGTTCGTCATTGCTACTCCTCCGATCACGGTCAGTTCCTCTCGATACTTGGGATACCGGCGGAACGTCCACTCGAACATGATGTCGAAGCACGCATTCAGGATGTTGGTAGGGATTCGTTTGTCAAACTTAGAGAAGTCTCCGTTGATCACAAGAGAATCTTCGAAGTCCACTGGGGACCTGAAGACTCGATCCGCGATCTTCGTCCACTCCTCCTCGTTGTATGGATTGACTCCGAAGGCGTATTCGCCTGCACGCATGAATGACTTCATCATGTTCGTCTGAAAGGGTCCGTAGAAGACCTTCAGCAGGATGTTGATGATGAAGTTACCCACGTTGAAGACTCTTGGTGCGTAGATCTTGTGAGACACACGCAGTTCGTCCTTCAGAGTATCGACAAACAGGAACTTCTCATCGTTGGCGAGCATAAGGCATGTTCGTGCCAGTTCGTCACTTCCGAGATCAGTCCAGGTTCTCTTTCCTCTAGCATCTGAGACAATGAAATCTCTCTTTCCAGGCTTACCCGGAAGGGTCTTCTTGACGGCGTACGTGGTGTATGGCCATCCAGGAGACGTGTCGAGATCCACTGCTTCGAGCTGGAGGCCACTTCGGGTGACTCCGTGCAGTACTTCATCGATTGTGTATGGCCGTCTATCCTCTCGGTTGAGAAGAGAGAAGGCTTCGATGTGTTCCCACACTTCGTCGACCAGTCCGTGGATCGGCATGTCGAGAGACGGCTTGAGGTTCTTCGTGACCATCTCTGCGAGTGGTGATGGGTGGTTGGCGGTAGGTCCCAG